ATGATGGATAGTAGCAATGAGTTAAGTAGAGAAGAAAGAATAAACTTATGGGAAGATGCTCATAGACGCACCATAGGTTGGTTATTTGAAAACGGACATTTGGAGGTAAAATAAATGGGTAAAGGCTCTGGAAGAAGACCATTGTTAATTTCTGAACAAGAAGCACAAGATAACTGGGACAAGATATTCAAAAAGGAAAAGAATAGTGATGACGTATCACCACACGCTTATGAATACGAACTTAATAAGTCCACCGGTAATGTAGAGAAAAGATTTAAAGACGGTGTAAGTAAACCTAATGGAGAACAATTTGGCGAAGATTAGCCCAACGCAGTTGAGCTTGGCTCAGTTACGAGCAGATGGATGGTTTTGTTGGATTACTGAACATTACAATTACTACGCAAGAATACGTCAAGACCTTTGGGGGTTTGGAGATATTTTAGCTTTAAAGCCAAATCAAATACTATGTGTGCAAACTACTACCGCTAGTAATATGTCTGCAAGAGTTAAAAAAATAGCTGACCATGAAAATGTAGGTTATGTTCGTGATGCAAATATTTTAATACATGTCCACGGTTGGCACATGGACGCAAAGACAAAAAAATGGAGTTGTAAAGTTAAGGATATATCGTGAACATTAGAGATAAAATACTAGCTTATCTTACAGAGCCTAAAGCTATAAAAGATATAGCAGCACATGTAGATGGCAATTACAATACTATTAAAAACTTGCTTGTCACCATGAAGATGGAAGGTCATATACACGCATTCAAAGATAAAGATAATAGACTTATGCACTATTACATTCCACAGCCACATCCATTACAAGGTATATTTGGACACACAGCAAACTTCACAGAAGACCAAATAAAAGGTGTTATCAGTCATAATGCAGATGACGCTAAACATAACCTTCAACAAAGAACTACACAAGAAACATTTGGGCAAAGCGTAGCTTATACGCTAACACAATATGATTAGTATGGAACGCTTATTGTCCATCCTAGAGGATTGGGCTTTATGGATGAAGTCGGATAATCACCGTTTGGGTTATCCATCTAAAAGCATAGGCATGTCATCTGGTGGAGAGTCTACAAGTGATGCGTTTGAAGAGATGTGTTCTGCTCAAGATATGTCTAATGTTAGAACTATTCACGCCATTGTGCATAGCTTACCTAAAGAACAACAGAACGCTATATACGCTAAATACCTAAACGCTAAGAAACCATTAGCTTACGAATGGAATATAGATATGGCGTATGACAATCTCTTAGTAATTGCAGGAAGAAGAATAAACGCATAATGTTGTTGAACAGAAACGCAGTATCGTGTATAATACTACTTCTTGGATAACTCCTGTCCCAAAGAAACGTGATTTTACAAAAGCCTGACTGCACTCTCTCCGTGGTTGGGCTTTTTCTTTTATATGACATTTTTAGTAACGATATGCTCCCAATGCGGAGACCCCTTTGACTCTACCGAGTATCCGCTATGCAACGACTGTAGATATGACCATAGATTTATTAAATTAAGGAAAGATAATGAAAGCCAAGACAAAAGCATCAAAGAAAATCAGCAAAGTGATGAAAGAATTTAAAGCAGGAACTTTAAATGTAGGTAAGTCATCTAAGAAAGTTACAGACCCTGAACAAGCGATAGCAATTAGTCTTTCTATCGCAAACAAAAAGAAAAGGAAATAATTATGCCAATGGTAGACGGAAAAAAATACGCTTATACTAAAACAGGTATGGCAGCAGCTAAAAAAGCAGCAAGCAAATCAGGTAAAGCTATGGTAGCTAAGCCTATGAAAAAGGCAGCTAAACGTGGCAAATAAGCCAGGTCTATACGCAAATATCGCAGCAAAGAAAGCTAGAATTAAAGCTGGCTCAGGTGAGAAGATGCGTAAGGTAGGAACAAAGGGCGCACCTACAGCTATGGCATTTAAACAATCAGCAAAGACAGCTAAGAAAAAGAAATGAGTGTTTGGCAAAAGAAAGCAGGCAAGAACCCTAAAGGCGGACTTAACGCTAAGGGTCGTGCCTCTTACAATAAAGAAACAGGTGGCAATCTAAAAGCACCAGTAAAGTCAGGGGACAATCCTAGACGTGCATCATTCTTAGCTCGTATGGGTAATATGCCAGGACCAGAACGTAAACCTAACGGTGAACCAACAAGACTATTACTATCCCTAAAAGCATGGGGAGCATCTAGTAAAGCAGATGCAAAAGCAAAGGCAAAGAATATTAGCTCACGCAACAAAAAGAAATAGTATAATAAGCAATGCTTAAAATATTTGTAGGAATGGATTTAAAAGTAGAACCGGTAGCTTATGCAGTATTCTGCCAAAGCGTAATTGAGCATTCATCAATACCTGTTAGCTTTACACCAATGGCTTTAAATACATTATCTGAGTATACAGAAACTCATAAGGATGGAAGCAATGCTTTCATTTACTCACGCTTTCTAGTGCCTTATCTTTGTGGTTTTAAAGGCATGGCTTTGTGGGTTGATGGTGACATGATTGTAAGGTCAGACATTGCAGAGTTGTTATGGGAGTTTCAGCAAGACGAAGCTGTCAAAGTAGTTAAGCATCATTACCAAACTAAACACCCTATTAAATACTTAGGTGCAAAAAACGAAGATTATCCTAAAAAGAATTGGTCTTCAGTAATGCTATGGAATTGTGGGCATCACTTAAACAAACAATTAACACCTAGATTTGTTATGGAAAAAGATGGCAAATACCTACACAGGTTTGAATGGCTCAAGTATCCAGAAGAACAAGTAGGTAAGCTAGACGAAACATGGAACTGGTTAGAAACAGAATACGAATACAACCCAGATGCTAAACTAGTGCATCACACACTTGGAACTTGCTGTTTCAAGGATTATCAAAACACAGATTATAGTGATGAATGGTGGAGTACGTATCATAGAATGATATACCCACTTACAGGAAACGGAAAAGAAAGTAAGTTGTAACAGATAAGGCGAAAAGGGTCGCTCCCTGTCATGCTAACTCATGACTAGCCTTTTAATTAACCTAGTTAGAGGAGTAATATGATTACGCAAGAGCAATTAAAGCAAGAAGTTCATTATGACCAAGAAACAGGTATTTTTACTTGGATAAAAACACATAAGTATTCTAATAGACAAATTGGAGATATTTGTGGTGGTATAGATAATGAATATGTAAGAATGGCTATAAATGGTAAAAGGTATCATGCACATCAATTAGCATGGTTATACATATATGGAGAATTTAGTTTAGACCATATAGACCACATAAATGGCATTAAAACTGATAATAGAATATGCAATCTTAGAAAAGCTAGTGTAAGTGAAAATGCTTATAATAGAAAGATGAGCGTTAAAAATACATCTGGAGTAAAAGGCGTTACTTGGCATAAACGTGCTAAGAAATGGCAAGTAGTAATTACATTTAATAAAATACACAAATATTTAGGTATGTATTCTGATATTAATAAAGCAAAAGAGGTTATAGACTACCACAGAAATATATACCATAAAGAATTTGCAAACAATGGGACTTAACATGGCTACATTACAGGACATACTATCAGGGAACTTCCCTGCTGCACAAAGATATGCAGAAGGTTATGCCCAAATGCCATCTTACTTGCAAGACCCATACTTAGGACTATCTACTAGCCAAGTAGGGAATGTAACAAAAGGATTACTAAGCAAGACACAGTTTGAGAAAGCTCAAGAAATAGCCTCTAAGAATGCAGAAACGCTACTAGGACTACCTAAAGGCAATACAGCTATGGATAGAGCTAAGGCTATGGGATATGACGTAAACGATATTTTATATCATGGAACATCATCAGATGTTAGTAATTTAATACCATCAAAGGGTGGTGAATTTGGTCCAGGAGTATATGTGTCACAAAATCCTAATATGGCTAATTACTTTGCAAGTAGATTTGGTGGTGAGTCTGCCAATATTATGCCTTTAGTTACAAATGCTAATGATGTATTAGTAACAGCAGATAAAAACATACCTAGAGGACTAGGATACAAAGGATTAACTAATAAAGGATATAATTCTGTATTAGGCATTGGTAGTACTGGAGAAACACAAAGAACTATATTAAATCCAAAAAATCTAAGGTCAGTAAATGCAGCCTTTGACCCAGCAAGAGCAAATGAACCAGACTTATTAGCAGCAACTATGGCAATACCAGTAAGTGGACTATTAGAACAACCCAAAGACAAGAAGAAAAAGAAATAACAATAGAGGGCAACCAACCTATAAGGAGTTGCAATATTATGGCAGAACGATTAAGAAAACGTCATCAAGACGAAGTAAGAACAAAAATACAGACAAGTCAGCTAGTAAATGTCTTGCAAAATCATGCACTTGGTGTAGATGATGAAAAAGAAATTACCCCAACACGCATGAAAGCAATAGAGATACTATTACGTAAGTCATTACCTGACCTATCATCTACAGAGATAAGTGGTGTAGATGGTGGAGATATACCCATTGGTGTAGGAATTAGCTTTGTCAAACCAAACGATAGCTGAGTTCCCTGAAAGGTTACAGTTCTTATTTGAGCCACACCGGTACAAAGTAGCATACGGTGGTAGAGGTTCAGGTAAGTCATGGTCTATGGCTAGAGCATTGCTTATAAAAGCAGCTAGTGAGCCAACACGTGTCTTATGTGCACGTGAAATACAAAAGTCTATCAAGCAGTCAGTTCATACATTACTTAATGACCAGATACAGTCTTTAGGTCTAGGAGCTTTCTATGAAGTCTTGGAAGCAGAGATTAGAGGTCTTAACGGTAGTACATTTAGCTTTACTGGGTTGGCTACTAATACTGTGGAAAGTATTAAGTCTTTTGAAGGATGTGATATTGTCTGGGTGGAAGAGGCACAAACGGTATCAAAGAAGTCATGGGATATTCTTATACCTACAATCCGTAAGCCAAACTCAGAAATCTGGGTAAGTTTTAACCCTAACATAGATACAGACGATACATATACAAGGTTCGTGGTTAATCCACCAGAGAACGCTAAGGTTGTTAAAGTAAACTATACTGACAATCCTTGGTTCCCTGAAGTACTAGAGATAGAACGTCTACATAGTGAGAAGACTAACCCTGACTATGCAAACATCTGGGAAGGTGATTGTAAGGCTGCTGTAGATGGTGCTATATACTCTAACGAGATACGAGAAGCACAAGAAGGTAACCGTATAACAACTGTACCTTATGACCCTATGATGAAGGTTCATGTAGTAATGGACCTCGGATGGAATGACTCGATGTCAGTTATCCTATGCCAAAAGGGTATATCAGATTTAAGAGTGATAGGTTATATAGAAGATGACCACAGAACACTAGATAGCTATTCTGCACAACTAAAGAACTTATCTTATAACTGGGGTACAATGTTCTTACCACATGACGGACAGTCTAAAGACTTCAAGCATGGTATATCAGCAGAAGATATTATGAAGAAGTTAGGATGGGATATACGTATCGTGCCTAAAGCAGACATAGAGTCTGGTATTAAGTTAGCACGTATGAACTTCCACCGTATATACTTTGATA